ACTTCATTTGGTTTCTGTGGATGCAGGTCAGGCTTTTGGATTGCCGAGCGCCAGCGGGAGCTGACCCATGTTTCCCGTTGGACTCGGTTTGCGGCGTGGCTCCGCGGAGTGCGGAGTTTGCGTCGAAAAGGATGCGCGCCCGGCGCTCGCGGTGAGGTAGGGCAGAAAGCTCGTGTTGCTGACGAGGAACCCGCGCCACGGCTGCCAGTCCCCAAACAGCTCAATCTCCTTGGGCGTCATCACCGCCCAACGGCCCGGCAGCTTTTTGAGCAGCTTCGTGCCCTTGTGATGCAACAGCGCGGCCACCGCCCGGCTGTCGCTCATCGGCCCGTCGAGTTCGCCGATCACCTCCTGCGCCGCCTCCCAATTGCCCCACGTCCCATTGTGGAAGAGCACGGACTTGCACAGCCCCTCGTAACCGAGCGCCGCCGCGGCGGTCACCGGGAACGGATGGCAGAGCAGCGGCTCCACCCCGCCGACGCTGGCCCAGCGGAAATGGATGATCACCTCGCCGGGCACCTGCGCAATCAGATGGTTCAACTCTCCCGGCGTGAGCGCCTTCTTCCAATAAATCTGGCGCTTCTCGCGCCACGCCACGCCCGCGCCGTGCGGGTTGGCGGCGTGACACGCTCGGAGGATTGTCAGGTCAGGACGTTGCTTGGGCGGACAGATTAGGACGACACACATAAGAATTGGATGGGTTGAAGGTGGAAAAAGCTGGGGGTCACAGCCGGGCCTCCGGGTAGCGCTCATCGAACTTGCGGCAGAGGCGCACTGCCTCGGGGCCGTAGCTGGCAAACTCACGGTGCAGCCGGCCGAACAGCCCCAACGCGCAGGGCCGTGCGCCACCGGTCCACCCGAGGTAATCCCAGAGGAAATGCACCGCGCTCTCGGCGGTCTGGGTGCGCTTGGCTTGCAGCTTGTTCTTCCGGAACGCCCCGAGGCACTGCACTTGCGCTGCCCGGCGGCACAGCCCGAGCACGCAGCCCAAGTGATGCAGGACTTTCACGAGGCTCGTGGTGCCGGCGAACACGCGGAACTCCACCGCCCCCACATACTCATCGCCCCGCATCCTGAACGCCTTTTGGAAGTTCAGCATCCCGCGTCCGCACGCGGCCGCCGCGGCTTCCTTGTCCGCCACGCTGCTCGTGTTGATGATCTTCCGCATGTGGCGCTCCACGTCGGCGGCGAGCGTGTGGCTGTAGCGGCTCAGGTGGCGGCCAGTGCCCGTCTGGCCGTAGAGCGACATCGCGTGCCATTGGGCGATGTGGGCGAGCTTGCGCACGAAGTCGCTGATCTTGCCCGCCTCCCGGCTGCCGATCACCGACTCGATGCCCACGGTGATATGGACGCCGCACGAGTTATCGACGGTCGCGCCGATCGCGGTCATCCATTCCATGAACCTGCAGAGGTTCTCGACACCCTCGGCTCCGTGGAGAATGGGCGAGACGAATTCACAAGGCATCTCGTTCGCTTCGCAGGTGATTGAGCCGTCGCGGTCAGCCCGCCACGTCGCACCGTGGAAGGTGGGCGCGACGAGCTGCTGACCGCTGGTTGCAATGGCGCTCCTCACCGGATACCCGGCGTGGTAGCCGCCCACGGCGAGGCCGCAGGTGCGCGGCACTTTGGTTTCAAGTTCAACGCCGAAGCGGATGTTCATCGCCTCGACGTCCTCGGGTTTGCGCAGACTACGCAGACCGCGTAGCTTTGGCGCACGACTGTTGATGGTGGTTGCAGACATGCCCTTCCCTCGTCCAGCCGGCCTTCGTGTGTCGCACCAAATTGATCGCCAAATTTTGCGCCATTGTTCGTGGCAGCCTTCGGTTGGCGCGAAAGATGGGTGTAAGCCGGAAGCCTGCTAACGCTTGGCTCCATTGGTGCGGCTTTCACAAGTCCCACGCCTCCCTGAACCCGATGAACTTTGGAAACCGCGGCGCATCCTTCGCCCCGCTGGGCTGGTGCATGAACTTCACGATTTTGCCGGGGAGCGACGCCCTCTGCTCCCACAGGGTCACGCGGTCGACCCCGCCGAGCACATGGTTGTAGCCGAGCCGGAACTCCACGCCCGTGCTCATCACCCGCACCACGAACCCGCCCAGTTCGCCGCGTCCAACCTTGTTTTCCTTGCAGCTTGAGCGCGTGGTGCGCCCGAACGCATCACGCTCGGCGGGGTTCAGGTTGCTCAGTCCCTCATACGTCTCCAGCACCACGGCCTCGTCATCCTCGAATCGCTTGATCTTGAGCAGCCAGCCCTCGCGTTCCGTGGAACGCCCGCACTTGTAGGGCGAATCCGGCGTGCGGATCATCACGCCCTCGTAGCCTTCGCTGAGGCATTGCTCTTCATACTCCGCGAGCTGCACGGCATCGCGGATCTCCACGGGCAGGATTTTCTTGACGTGCTGAAACTCCGGCAGGCGCTGGAGTTCTTGCATCCGGCAGGCATACGGCACGTCGACGCCTTCGCTCACGTAGTCGAACACGGCGAAGGTGAAGTCCGGCTCCCCGGACTCGCGCCCGATGTGGCCGGCGGTTTCGCTGAACGTGGTGCCGCGGACGATCAGCTCTCCGTCGAGGCCGTCGGGCAGGTTGGCTTCAATCCACCCGCGCGTGAAGCGGTTGGACACGGGTTTGAACGAGCGCGTCAGGGCGCGTCCGTTGATCTTCAGGCAGCGGATACCGTCGAGCTTCGGCGTGGCGAGCACGGGAAAGCTCAGGGCATCGGGGTGCTCGCATTTGCCGGCGAGCATCGGCTTGGTGATGGCATTCATCGTTTGGTTCTTGGTTTTGGTTTCTATTCTAGGCTGCGCAGCAGCACGCCGAGGTCGGCGAACACCTGCGTGAAAAGGGCGTGCAGCCACCGGCGGAGCGCGTTCATGCCCTGCCTCCTTCGATGGCCTTGATGCACTCGGGGCCGAAGCCCGACTCCACCGACGCGGGCACGGTCAACGTCTTGCCGCAGCGCCCGCACTTCCCGCAGTGGCAGAGCCGCACTTGCGGCGGCAGCGACCGTCCCGCGCTCAAATGCCGGAACAGCCACTCGAACGCCTTCGCGCTCGGCGCATCCTGGGCGATGCGCGACCGCCGCCCGTGGTGGTAACGCTCGGGAGTAAAGACCGTGCCGAGAAAGGCGTAGTCGCTCTCGTTGTTGGGGCCGGTCAGGACGCTCACGAAGTAAGGCTTCGTGTCATCGGGCTTGCGCACCTTGAAAGTGAAGCGGTTGCCCGTGGTGGTGTTCTCGACCGTGAAAAGCGCGTTCCCGGCGAGGATAAAGCGAATGGGGTCGTGCATACGCAGTGTGCGGAGTTTAGGCGCAGAAAGAAAGCTGCCCGTCCGGCGTGACAGCGCTCAGCCGTCCAACGAGCGTGGTGAGGTTGAACTTGCGCAGACCGCCACGTTCCACGTCGAAGACGGTGATCAAACCGCCGCCGCGCAGTTTGTCCTGCGAGGTCGTGAAGCGCATCGTGCGCGCCGCGCCCGAGGCTTTGATGAAGGTGCCGACAAATTCAGTGCGCCTGCCGGCTGGGGCGTTGATGGGTTGCGTAATCATGCCCTTGCCTCGTACCCGTTTTCGCGGGAAGCCATCCGTTTTGGCGCACCAAATGAACGCTCCATTTGGCCGACGAAGGGCCGCTTGGCGCGAAAGATGAGCCAAGCCATTTGCCTGCTATCAACCCGCGCCATTGGCGGAAAATGTCCGTGACCGCCACCGCTCGTTTATCGCCCTAAATTGGCCTTCGATTTATCCGGCCGCAAAAGAGTCGGCAGCCGCGGGTGGTATGGTGATATGGGCTGAGGCTCGCTCAGACGCCGACATCCAAAATCAAAGCAGCGTGGTCTGAAATCGCCTTATCGGAAGTCTGTCCCGCGAGAATGAGACCATTGATTCTGTAGACGTAAGTTGCGATTGGACGCACAAGCGCTGGACTGCAAATGCAGTGGTCTATGCGCGAAAACTTGGTTCCGTCTTTTCCAATAAAACTCCATTCGCCGATTGGCGTCGGAATCAGCCAACCGGCATCCCGAAGTCGCTTGAGCGCGCGTCCCCCTGGCTTTAGAGGTCTGTCCGGGTCACAGTTCATGTCGCCAATGAAAACGATGCGCCGCGTTACGGTTCGCATGATCAGACTTTCTGTTTCCGTCCAGTAGTCTTCCAGTTGGCTGCTGTTCGAGTATGCGGGCGCACGCATACCCACAACCTCAAGGTCGGACATGGCTACGTGCAGGAAATTGACGGTTGCGGCAGGCGTTGTAGCAGGCCCGACCAAATCGCCGCTCAAGTGGGGAGCGCGGGAGGCAAGCAACACTTGGTTCTGTCCGGGAATGCGCGGTGAAACGCTAACCGCAGGAAATCCGATTCGTTCAAGCCCTGCGCGCATTTTTTCCGCGTGCTTTTCGCCATAAACGTATTCGTTCAGCACGAGCACCTCCGGATGAAGGAGCGCTACAGCATCAAAAAACTGAGTGGGGACTTCCTTCTCGTATGTTTGATGACCAAGATTCCACGCTGCGATACGCACGGAAGATCCTTGCCACGATGCAATTCAGCCGTCAATGAGATCGTCGAACAACCCCGGCTGGAACGGCTCCAGCGCCGCCTGCTCATCGCGGAAGAACTCCGCTTTAGATTTGCCCATCTTACGGCCCTTCTGCGTGTGGCAGTCGAAGGCGTAGTCGGGGATTCTCTCACGGCCCGCTTTCTCCAAATCCGCAGCCAGCTTGTCCGCATCCAGCCCTGCGCACTGGTCATAGACAAAGTTCTGCAAATGGTCCGCGTCGCGGTTCTTCTTCGCCGCGCACAGCAGGATCACGGCCTTGCTGATGAAGATGCGGCCCTTCGGCTGCTTCGCCGGCACGGTGGCGTTCACGAGCGCGTAGCTGTCGTGCAGCGCCTTCACTTCCTGAGTCAGAATCCCCCAACAATCTTCGGCGCTCACAGTAAGCAACCGCTTCCAGACATAGTTGCCGTAGCCGCTGGCCCAGAGTTCCAGCGCCCAATAACCCGCAAGGCGAGTATCTCCCCGACGGATGGCTTTCTGCATCGCCGAGGACACCTCGCCAAACTCGTAACCGCGTTTAGTTAGAAATCGCATGTCTCGATTTTCGTTCGCCAAGAACGTGAGGCCAAAAAGAAAGGAGGGTGTTGAGGGGTGCCGCGAGCGGTCGTGCGAGGGTGACTTGGACATGCCCTCCCCTCGTCGTCGTCCCCGCGTTTTGTCCATTGCTGAATGGCTCCATTTTCATGCCGAGAGGGAGACGGATTGTCGGCGCTGCACATCCATCGCGGTCTTGTCCTGGCTCTGGTAACTCTCGAACCGGATGTGCGCCTTCCACTTCCGCTTGAGGTAACGCTTTTCCGCCGCGATGCGGTCGGCGGACCGGAAGAGCGAATTGCCGCCGAGGTTCTTGTCCCGCTCCTGGACGAAACAAAACCGGGCCTCGTTAAAGACCAGGCGATTGTCCATCAGCTCTTGCAGGGTCGCGTCGATGTCGCACTTACACTTGAGCAGTCCATCCCACTTCGGCACGCCGCCGTTCGCATCGCGGACCACACCCACCGCGCCGCCGACCCAGTGATGCACACCGAACGGATCATTGCGCTGAAGCAGCCGGGGATCGCTGCGCTGGTGCCAGCCGAACAGCCGCGCCCCGGCACCACGCGCTCCGTAGGCGGAGTTTTCCAGCATGGCCAGCGTCTCGTCGGTCGAGAGCTTGCGGCAGCGCAGCGACACCATGCAGACGCAGGCGGTGATGTCGTCGTCGAGCATCACGAGCGCGTCCTCCTTGAAGTGAGCGATGATCCAGTTTCGCACCGCGCTGACGCCGCTGACCGCGTCGGGGAGGGTGACTTTCTCCAGCGGGACGGAGGCGTAATCAGCCAGCTCGCTTTCGGGAACGACGAGTGTCGCCGCCGGAAACAGGCGGTGGCTGGTGATCGACCGCGGGCGGCTGCGGCTCATGATGACCAGGCGCAGGCTCAGCGGAGCCAGTTCCGGCCAGTCCTTCGGGGAGAGCAGGTTGATTTCCGCCGGCGGCAGCACGGCGGGCGAGTTCGAGGAGACGTTTTCCATGGAGGACGCGGCCGAGGCCGATTTTCTTGGTTTTGCGGGTGATCGAGAAATCCACTTCGCGGACGCCGAGGAGCTGGAGCGCGAGCATCCAGTCGCGAAGGTCGTGAAAGAAGAAGGCAAGGTAGTCGTGGTGCTCGAACGCCTGAATCTCCATGCGCGGCACCGTCTCCACGTCATCTTCCGGCTGCTCATCGTAGAGACGGGCGATTTCGTCTTCCATGAAGCCGGTAAGTTCCACGTCGAACGAGGGATCGCTGCTGCGGATGCTTTCGATGACGCGCTTCAGGTCGTCCTCATCCAGTTCCGCGAGTTCCGAGAGGCGGTTGTCGGCGAGCAGGTCGGCGAGTTCCTCCGCCTCACTCGCGTAGTCCTGATAATCCACCGGCACCTTCTCCGCGCCCATGAGCAGCGCGGCCTCGAGGCGGCCGTGGCCGCGCACGATCAGGCCGCTGCGCTTGCTTACCGTGATCGGCCCGCGCCAGCCCTGGTCCTGAATGATGGAAGCGAGCAACTGAATCTGATGCGCGCTGTGCCGGTTCGGATTAACCGGATTCGGCTTGAGCGTCGCCGGATCGACGAGGGCATTGTGGGCGCAGTGGATCTTCACGACACTCGCAGGATGTCAAAGCACGCATACTTCGTTGGTGTGGATGGCTGCCCTCACGGCTGGTTCGCTGTTTGGAATCAGGGAGACACCCTGCGGTATCGTGCGTACGAGAGTTTCGTCGCACTGTGGAATGAGCACCGAGCAGCGAAGCGGATACTTGTGGACATCCCCATCGGCGTCCCATCGCATCCGTCTCAGTTTCCGCGCAAATGTGATGTCGAGGCGCAAGCTCGCCTCGGTCGCCGATCATGCACTGTATTTCGGGTGCCGATAGCCGATGCGCTAGCCGAACCCGATCATGCCCGAGCGAGCAGTTTGAGTCGCCGACTCACATCCAAGGGCATTTCGCGCCAGGCCCATGCACTTCGGGAAAAGATCAACGAAGTGAATTCCTTTCTCGCAAGCAGTGCCGAGGCGCAAACAGTTGTAGCCGAATCGCACCCCGAACTCTGCTTCCTGTGGCTGCGTGGATCGCCAGTTCCGATTGGGAAAAAGAATCCCGATGGATTACGCGCGCGGCTTGTCCTTCTGAAGCGGGAAGACGTGCGCTTGGATGACCTCTATAACGCAGCGTGCGGGAAATATGCGCGTTCTGTGTCAGCGCGCGATGACATTTTGGATGCTTGTGTGCTGTTCCTCGCGGCGCAGCGGAGCCTCTTCGAAATCACCGAAACGCCCGCGTTCGGCTTGCACGGATTACCGATGCGAATTCTTATCCCTCGAAGGACATGAAACATCGTGACTTCGCAAAAACGCTCGTCGCGTGGCGCGAGCAGAACAACTACACGCAGCAGGAGGCTGCGGACCGGCTCGGCGTGTCGCGGCGCTCGCTGGAGAACTGGGAGCAGGAACGCGCGATGCCGCAGGGGTTTGGTCTGGGTGCGATGCTCCAGATCATTCAGCACGGCGGAGCGTTGGGGAAGGCGAAGCCACAACGCAGAAAGCAGCGGTAATGGTCCTCAATGTTTCAGCCAAATTCGCGAAACGCCTGAATTGCCCGGTATCGTTTCCGGATCTCCGCCCGTTGCACCTTGGGTGGCTTGATTCATGGACTGCGGACATTTTCCAATCGCATGAAGGGCAGTGCGGCTTGGTGATGAACGACACCACTCTCTCGATGGTCGTGCTGCCGCTGAAAGGAATCCGTTCATTTGATCAGTTCCTCGGCGTTTTCCTGCGACGGGCGGCACGCATTTTTGAAGAAGCGGGCGGTGTGCTCGACACACACACTCAGACCATCATCGTCCTGCGCCGGAGCGACCGCAGCCTGATCGGCACAATGAACGAAGCGCGAGAACACGCGCGACTGGAGATCGAGCACCTGAACGAACATTCCGACTGGAACAAGGTGGAGGATCGGCTGAACGGACTTCTGTTTTCGCGAAACGAATATCATGCACCGAGGGAGGCGCTGTCCCGCGCCCTGAAATCGCCATAGTATTGAGCGGCCGGCGTGGCGAATGTTCGTGTCGGCATGAACTGTGGGCCGTTGACGCCCGGCGCGGGGCATGGACGCCATCCCACCGGACATCGCCAAGAAGCTGCTCAACCGCGACTTCGCCAATCTCGTCAAACGTGTGCAGGCGGGCGGGAAGATCAACCGCACCGAGCGGGCGATGTTGCAGTCGATGGCCTCGGGCGCGGGCGGCGACGGCCCGGCCTACGTGCGCAACTTCGTCGAGCTGGCGGTGGCGCTGAAGGTCAGCCGGCAGACGATCAACGGGTGGAAGAAATTCGAGGACGCGCCTAAGCCCGAGGCCAACGGCCTGCATGACGTGGCCAAGTGGCGGGAGTTCATGCGGGCGCGCGGACTCAAGGGCGGCGAGGAAACCCCGGACGTTCAGCAGGCGCTCAAAGCCCGGAAGCTGCTCGCCGAGGTGGAGGAGCGCGAGCTGCGGCTGGCCGTCCGCCGGGGTGACTTCGTGGCGGTGGAGCAGGTGAAAAAGGAATGGATCGCCCAGATCAGCCGTGCGCGGGCGCTGCTCGAAGCCCGGCTCCTTGATGAAATGCCGCCCGTGCTTTCCGGCAAGGACGCCCACGGCATCCGCGAGGAACTGGAGCGGTTCGTGATCGAATTTTACGAACTGCTGCACGGGGCTACGGACGCCGCGCGGAAATGAGCGCGTTGTTGGATGGCATTTGGCGCGACGCCTGGCGTCCGCCGGATCGCTCGCCTCCGTGGCTCTGGGCGCACCGGCATATCGCGGCGATTCCGTATTCGCCGATCCCCGGGCGGTTTCGCATCGAGAACTCGCCCCACATCCGCGAGCCGCTCGAAACCATTGTCGATCCCGCCGTGCGCCAGGTCTGCATCCTCGCCTCGGTGCAATCCTCCAAGACCACGGCCGCCGAGCTGGCCCTGTGCTACGTGATCGCCAATCTACCCGGCCCGACGCTCTGGCTCAACGAAACGGACGACGACGCCAAGGACCAGGCCGAGTCCCGGCTGCACAAGCTCTTCGAGGAATGCGAGCCGGTGACCCGGCTCTTCCCGCGCGACCGCCACAAGAAACGCACGGCCACGATCCACTTCGCCAACGGTATGACGCTCTGGGTGCTGGGAGCGCACAACAAAACGAACCTGCAGCGGCGCTCGATCCGCTGGATCTTCGCCGACGAATGCTGGTCCTATCCGCAGGGCCACATGGCCGAGGCCGAGGCGCGCGTCACCGCCTTCGGCTGGCTGGGCAAGTGCATCTGGATGAGCCAGGGCGGGGAGGAGGGCGACGATTTCGACCGCAAGTTCCAGACGACCGACATGCGCGAGTGGACCTTCGAGTGCCCGCATTGCCACACGCGCCAGCCGTGGAGTTGGGAGCAGGTCGAATGGTCCAAAACGGCCCGCGACGAAAACGGCGAATGGGATTTTGCCGAGGTGCGGCGCACGGCGGCTATGCGCTGCGTGTCGTGCAATTTCTACTTCGATGACAGCGACCGCATCAGGCGCGAGCTGAACGCCACCGGCCGTTTCGTCGCCCAGAACCCGCGCGCCGCGAAGGAAAATGTCGGTTTCCACTGGAACAGCCTCAGCACGATGAGCTGGGGCGCGCTCGCGGAGCTGTATCTGCGGGCCAAAGCCATTGCCCGCCGTGGCGACATCAGCACGCTGAAGCAGTTTTTCCAGAAACGCCTGGCCCAGCCGTGGCGCGAGTATGAGGAAGACTACAAGCTGGAGATCACACGCGGCGGCTATCGCAAAGGCGAACTGTGGGACGACGAGGCCGGCGTGAACGCGCGCGGCCAGATTGTCGCCGCGCCCTACGAGCCGGGCGACATCGTGGCTCCTCTGCGCATCCTCACCGTGGACTGCCAGATGGATCACGTTTTCGCGGTCGTGCGCTTGTGGAGTGCGACCGGTTCGTCCCGACTAATCTGGAACGAACGCTTGCTCACCTTTGAGGACGTCGATGCATTACAAACGCGCTTCGACGTGCATCCGAGCCTCGTCTTTCTTGATGCGGGCTATGCGACCTACGACGTGTATCGCGAATGTGCCAAGCGTGGCTGGGTCGCGCTGATGGGCGACCGGCGCGCGACGTTCGTCCACCGCACTAGGAGCGGGAAGAGCGTGCAGCGTTTCTACTCGCCCCGGCGTAAGGTCGTGCTCGGCCACAACCGGCACTGCTTCGTCCACTACTTCAGTGCGCTAAACATCAAGGACGCACTCGCGCGGGTGCGGCGCAATCAGAACCCGGAGCGCGGAGGGACGTGGGAAGTGCCCAGCGACATCGACGACGATTACCTCACGCAGATGGAAGGCGAGCAGCGCGTGAAAAAATCAGGCAAATGGCTCTGGGAGCGTATCGGCAAGCGGCCTCAGCATTTTTTCGACTGTGAGGTCATGCAGGTGTGCGCGGCGACGATGCTCAAGCTCATCGGAGCCGAGTCGGAATTGACACCCCCGGTCGAGAGTGACCAAGGAGGAACTTCGGGCCTATAACCGCGAATACCACAGGCGCTGGCGCCGCAACAATCCCGAGAAGGTGCGGGCGATCAGTCGCCGCAGCAAGGAGCGCCAAAAGGCAAAGCCGACGTTTCAGAAAGCCAGTCGAGAATGGGCGCGGGAATATGCACGACGACGTAGCAAAGACCCAGCTTGGCGGACGCTCAAACGCAAGTATTCGAAGCGTTGCTATGAGCGGGCGAGGCAGAACCTCGCCAAAGTCAACAAGAGGCGGGCTGAAGCGCTTGCTTCATACTACCGGTGCAAGGGCGACCCGGTTCGAAATGCGCGCCGACTCGCGCGAATTCGCGAGTGGCACCGGAACCGCGCCAAAGAATGCCCATCCTTCGCGATCATGAGGAACTTGCGC